GAAGAAGCCTTTGTACTGTGGATGTTGGTGCATGAACAAACGTGCGTAGAGCGCGATGTAGTCATTGCTGATTTTGTAGTCGTCTCCGGTGGTGACGATCATGGTCTCCCACCGGATTCGATTAACGATTAGCCAAGCGGACAAGCGAGAGTGTCCTCGCTCGATAGCTTGGAAGGTGAAGCGTTCGAAGAGTTTGTAGAACTCTGGGTTTTGTTTGTGCCACGCCCACCATTTTTCTTTGAGGTCTTCCTTCATGTAAACAACATGACGGCGATGCCAGCCAACAAGGCTCCTACTACGGCTTGAGCTATATAGCGTTTTGTCTTGGATGGTTCCTCAACAGGCTCGAAGTCGTATAGATCGTTCACGCCTTCGCCTAACCGGGCGGCATCATCTGGCTGCAAGGCTTCTTTACCGAACAGGGCATTGAGCCCCGGTTCGAGTTCCTTGGCCAGTTCGGCGGAGGTAATGGGCGCTTTATCTACTTTAGCGCAAGCGGCTTTAATGTCTTTGACCGGCTGTTTCATCCAGTTGGGGTCGTTGCCTTTTAGCAGCCATCCCATGACTTCGCTTCGATCCCAGCGGTTGACTTTTTTCGGCCCGCGGGCGTTGTTGCTTGCGATTTTCTTTGGTTTTGGGAACGTGCCCAGTTTGACGCGACGATAGACAGTGGGCTTTGAGACTTTTGCCATCAAGCACACTTCGTCGATATTGATAAGGTCTTTCATAGGTGCATCTCCATAGTTTTGACACTCATCGATAATATGCGAAGTTATGCGATGTTGTCAACAAGCTTAGTGGATTTCGTCGCTGGACGGATGCGTGATGATTGTTGTTTCGGTGTGGAATGCTGCGTTGGATATGCAAGACGACAGCATACCCATTGCTGTTTGGGTATCGGGTGAAACGGCGATGAGGTGTGTCAGGATTTGCGTGAGTGCCCCGCCGAGAGCGGGGCCTTTGCCCAGCCCCATAGCATCAAATTCCTCCAGCAACTCCTGCGTACAGTCTGCTGCTGTTAGAAAATCATCTTTAGCTTGTTCAGCCAGTGAGGATGCGTTGCCATGCTTTTTCGAGTTCATTCACTTTTAACTTTTTAGCCTCTGGTTTCAACTTATCATCATTCTCAATTGCCGTCATTTGGTTATTGATTGCCGTGTTGACCTGCGCCACGGCCCATGACCAATCGATTTCGTTTACTCGCTTTTTGGCTTCCATGTATCGACCTCCGCATACCATTTGCCGTTTCGGCTTTCGCACACTTGAACGTTGATCCACTCGTCTGTCTGTCCCGTGAGCCACGCAGCGAGTTCTTCGCGTTTGATGCTGATATTACATTTGATCCAATCGGGAGCCGTGTCCCGTGGTTTTTTGGCGATGAGGCCATCGACGAATTGCTTTTGATTTTCCATTTTTCTCTCCTTAAACGAGGTGCCCCCAGCCGGGGGCAACCGAACTGGGGGCTAGTCTCTTCTACGGAGTGCAGCCGAAGCCACGAAAAGAACTATACTCCCAGAGTATGCGATTTGCAACACTTAATCGCATAGATCACTTGGATACTCGGCGTCGGGCATTCTGTCATGTATGTCGAGTTTGCACTGCGGGCATCGACGGTGAAGCTTTTCCTCAGTTTTTTCAATAACTTGCAAAGACGTCTCGCACTTTGGGCAAAGGTTTTGGATTAAACGCTTGTGGATTTCACCCGCGGCGCTCGTCAGGTCGCTCATCGATCACCTCAACTTCACCATGCTTTTCTTTGTACCAATCGAATACAACGCGCAGTTGACCACCGATGGTTCGACCTTCGTGTTTCGACATTTCTTTGATTTCCTCGTAAACCTCTCGCGGCACAAGGATGCTCTTCCAGCGTGTTGTATCCATTAAATTTCTCCAGCATACCCGGGCATGTGTAGGATATTATAGGAGATTATAAGAGAACGCAAGAAAAACCCCGCCGAAGCGGGGTTAGTTAGTCGAAGCGGGGTTAGTTAGTCGAAGTAAAAACAAAAGCTGTCGCCTTCTCCGAAGGGGTGGTGATCCACCGTTGTTGGCTGCCCGGACTTATCGTAATGGGTTTTTACGATTCGTACTTGTGAGCAGAGGTCGCCTTCAAAATCTTCAATAGTTAACTCTGATTTGAAGCGATCATTCACGTGTTTTTGCAAAGCCTCAATTAGCTCGTGGTAATAAATTTCTATTTTCATGTTGCGTTCCTCCGTAGTTAGGAGGGCGTTATCGCATAACATCGCATACATGTCAACCTATTTAGCTTCGCCCCACGAAGGTCCGATTTCGACGTCGCACTTGCTTGGGACTTCCAGCGGAACAGCCTGTGTCATGATATTAGCAATCTCATGAGCTTCTTCAACGCTTTTGACCGACATAGCGATTTCATCATGGATTTGGATCATTGGAAGACGGCCTGTCTTGTAGATGTCCACCATAGCTTTCTTTGTCATGTCCGCAGCCGATGCTTGGATCAAGCGGTTCAAAGCTTTGTAGGTGTATGCCCGCTTCAGCCTTGCGGTTGGCCCGTAGGTATCGACCGCTTCGCGATAGGGCAAGGCTTTGTTCATAGCGAACGTGTCGGGCTCCCACAAATCGAAGCGGCATTTACGGCCAAGCAACGAGCGCAGCGTACCTTTAGACGATTTCTCGTTCAGACGGTTCGTGACGCCATTCATCAGGCCCTTAACGAACGGAACGCGGTCGTGGTATTGCTTGATGATTGCTTTGGCTTCTTCCACGGTGATGTCGAGCTGTTCGGACAGTTTATTCACGCCCATGCCGTACATCATACCGAGGTTGATGGTTTTTGCCTGCTTACGCGGGATGTTAGCCATCTCGGCCACCATGTCGTGGAAGTCGGTCGCCGGGTTGTTGTTATATGCCTCGACGAACTCCGCAGCGCCCTCAAGGGGCAATCCTCGCGTTTTTCCATATACATGCGCATAATGGGTCAAGATGCGTGGTTCCTGTTGCGAGAAGTCAATGGCCGCCCACTGGTCGCCTTCCTCTGGGAGGAACAGACTACGGATCATTGGACCCAGCTCGGGATCGCGGGCCGGGATTTGTTGCAGGTTGGGGTTGGACATAGAGAACCGCCCGCTGACCGTGCCCCCATCATCAGAACGGATTTGGTTGATATGAGCATGTATTCTGCCGTCACTGTGGCAGTGTTTCATGATGGAGTTGATGAAGGTTCCGGATGTCTTGTTCAGGTTCCTTGCTTGGACGATGAGCTGCGCGAGGGGATGTTCATGCTCTTGGAGGAACAGCTTCGTGAACGACGGTGCGCCTTTTTCGGTCTTTGGATATGCGACGCCGACTTTGTCGAACGCTTTCGAGAGCGACTGAGCAGCCCAGATTTCGACATCGCTGCCAACGACGTGCTTGATTTGCTTCAGGACTTCCCTCTCTCGTTTGAGCAGGTTATCCCGCGTTCTCTCTACCCGGTCGGTGTCGACACGGACACCGCGCATGGTCATGTCAACGAGACATGGGAGCAGATCAAGTTCGAGGTTTGCGATAGGCCAAAGGTCTTCTTTTCCAAGCTGTACGGAGAAGTAATTCCAGAGTTCGAGGGTCAATACGGCGTCAGCTTCAGCGTAAGGTCCAACGTACATGGCTGGCATCTTCCACATTTCAGCTTTCGGGTCGATGCCGAACTCCCTTGCAGCTTCGACAAGGGCCTTCTCTGATTTGGTTTTGTTGAGGTGGTCGTAGCACAGCGCGTTTAGACTGTAGCTGAACCGGTTTTCATCCAACAGGGATGCCACCACCATAGTATCGATGATGCGGCCTTTGACCTCGAAGCCTGACGCAGTAATCCAGCCCAAGTCATACTGGGCGTTGTGCATGATTTTATCTGCGGGGCATTCGAAAACCTTTTTGAGCCACCGGTTGACGATCTTTTCGTCGAGATTGCCGCCGCCGAGGTGTTTGACTGGCAGGTAACCTGACCAGCCGTCCACCGCAACCGCGTAGCCGACAATATATCCGTCCTTGGTTGGCCAACCCGGACCATTCTGTTTTAGGTTCGAGTCTTTTGTTTCCACGTCGATTGCAATTTTCTTTGCCGACGTGATGTCTGGTAATTCGAGCGGGGGAACCCACTCACTTTTCGGTGCGAACATCGCCATTTGTAAACCCGCCACGTGCATACTCCATTGTTTGTTCCACGGACCGTGCATCGAGGGCGACGAACTCTGCCCCAAGTGCCGAGTATCCGACTTTATCGACCCATGAGTCGTATTTATCCATATTGGTAAGTAGTCTGCTGGTTTTTAGCCAGTCCATCATGAGAGCCACGTGAGACGGGGTAAGATACCCATGCGTCTTGAGCGCCTCTCTGACGATGATGTTCCAGCCTTCGCAGATACGACCATGGTTATCGTAAGCGTCACCATAATCTGCCGCTCTATCGCCGTTTATTAGGTCTTTTGCGGCATCTATGACCTCGTTGCGCCGCATCAGTGTTCCACCTGATTAACGTAGCCTGTGTGAACAAACTCGCCGAGTTCTTTGTCGTACTCGAACTTCACGGCAGGAATGTCTTCGTCTTTGACGGTGGGGTCGTCCCACATCTTTTGTGCGCGGTATGCCTCAAAGTCGGTGACGCCCATCTCTTTGTACTGCTCGCGCTTTTTGCGCTCATGTTCTTTCCATTCATCCCACGTCATCTTAGTCATTTTCGTTCTCCTTTGGGCGATAAACTAAAACCATCGAACCGCATCCGGGACAGGACAGGTTAGTGACCATGTTGTATTCGTTGTGAATTGACTCTACGTCTTCACCTTCGTCCGCGGCGATAGCCGTTGAGTAGCTCTCGACGTCACAATCGTGATCGCCGTTCCAAATAAGGTCTGTTTTGCAGTGCCAACAATTCATAGGTCATAGCTCCTTGATATGTCTTCCGCGTCGACGATGTAGAGGTTTTGCTTGGTCCGTGTGACGCCAACGTAGAACACACGGTGCATGTCATCAGGATTGATGCGCATTTGTTCGTCTGCCGCTGGACTAAGGTCCGTGAACAGCACGACGTTATCTGCTTCCCCGCCTTTTGATCCGTGGATCGTGGAAGCTGTGATGCGGGGGATGCCATTGAACTTCTCACCACGGCGTAACAGGGCCGTGATGTATGCCCGATCTGTTTCGGGCAGCTTATCCATGGCTTCTGACCAGATCATGTTGGGGTCTGCCAATAAACCATGGTTAACGGTCAAGGCTTGCATGTTAACCAAGTCTTGATCCTCTAGCCCCGGCAGCTTTTTAAAGCCGCGCTTCACGCGTTCCCCGAGGGACATAAAGCCGTAAATCTTGCGAGCGGTCTCACCGGAAACTTCTTTTCCTTTACGCAACTGCTCCCAGCCATTTACTGCATCAGAAATCTTTTCACTGATGGACCGATGGCCGCGATAAGTGAAGAGATAACCGTTTGACTTCAGGTCGTTAGCCACAGGTTGGAGCTGATAACCGGCCTGCGATAAAATTAGCCACGAGCCTTGCGCCATGTCCACTGCGTTGATAGTTGTTATCCGCGCCACATTGCCCAGATCGTCACGAGGCTCGTATTGCTTTGGAAAACGTCTCGCGATGCGGCGCACGACACTTTCCGCGACATTGTGAACAGACTTCGGAACCCGATAAGACTTCGACAGGGTTTCGCTTCCGCCCGGCAGGTTGATGAAGTGGTCGACGTCTGCGCCCGCCCAACGATAGATGGCTTGGTCATCGTCTCCTGCGGCGTACATGCGCTTGGAATTACCATCCAGAATATGAGCGATGTCCCACTGTAGCGGACTTAAATCCTGCGCTTCGTCGAGAAAGCACAGGTCGAACTCGGGGCAATACTTATCGGACTGCCGAACAAACTCTGACAGCATGTCGGTGAAGTCATAAAGGCCCATCTTATCTTTGTATTCCCGCAGGCACTTGTCGACGTAGCTGACAGTATTCCAATCTTGGTCGATGTTGCTCTCGTTGTACTGGTCGCGCAGCGGCACCTTGCGCAGACGCGCCAAGTTAATCAGACCAAGCACAGGATCGTTGGCCGCGGTCATTGAGGGAACGTCCTCGAACTGGTCGTGTTTTGCGCCAACTAGACTTACGCCGATGGCGTTCCCCAGTTCTTTGTAATGTAGCGGCTGCATAACTTGCTCGGGCCTAATATCGGTAGCAGTTAGCGCCAGCGAGTGCAGTGTTCGGAAGTAGATTAGGTCTTTTTTCGGGTCCAAGCCGAAGCGAGCGGCTGCCCGCTCTTTTGCTTCGTTTGCGGCCTTACGGGTGAACGCAAGAAACGCAATACGATGTGGATGCACCCCACTTTCGAGGGCGTCGTCAACCATGTTAAGCAGGGTTGTTGTCTTACCTGTGCCCGGAGGACCAAATATCCTAAACATTTTCCGCCTCCACCTGTCTTACTATCTGACGGATACGCTCCCTACTTAGGTTGTATCGCTGCCCAATGGCAGTGAACGTCATACGTTTATCAAACCAAAGCTTAAAAATCTCTTGGTTACGCTTGGCAAACTTATCCTTTGTCAAAACGGAGCCTCCTCTGCGCCAAACTTCGGAGGTTTGATTTCGATGTCGGCGTTATCAAAAGCCGGTATCTTCCAAACACGCACCGCTCTTCCTTTAATCTTCAGCACGACGCTCTCGCCACTGATGTCCCGCAGACGCTGGGCAATCCGATGTGACTTGTATTCAAAGAACTTGTTCTTACGCAGGAACGCTTCAAAATCTTTGAGGCGAAAATATGTCCAACCCTCATCTTCATCGGTCCAAGGGCGGCGCAGCAAGATTTCTTCTTTGTCTTGTGCTTGCTGTAGGTGGCGGCAAAACTCTTCGAGGTAATCGTAGAACTGACCGCTGATACTGGCATCCTGCGCCACTTCGATGATGGCGCTTTCGTTGTCACGCATTTCAGTCATCAAGGTGCTAATGCGGCTTTCCCATTGCTGCTTGGCTACGGAGCGCGGCATAAAGTTGAGCTGCTCCATGCAAGCCCGCTGGAACGTCATCTGGTTCATCAGGGCGTCTGTATCAAGCTCCAGAGGCTCGCCGTTAACGTCCATAAACCAAACCGGGGGTGTTGAGTTATATTTGCGCAGATTGGCAATGGTAGCCCCGGAGACAGCCGCTCCGACGCCGTGTTTACGGGTGCGGCAAAGTTCTTTATTGCAGTGCGCGTTGATTGGTGCGTCGTTACATTTGAAAGCGTAGTCTTTTCGCTGGACCTGCTTTGCAACTATGTTGACCTCCGGGAGTGGAAGCGGCGGAGAAAGGTACTCCATGTTGTATTTAAGAATTTCGGATTCCCAACTATCTGGATACGCTTTTCGTAAATAAACGCCGATGTTGAATAACCCATTATTGCGGCCCCCTTCGCTGATGCCCATCTTACAAAGTATCTGTAAGCACGGCGGGCCATCCTTGAGCAGGTCGGTTTCGCCGCTGCCTATTACTTGAAGCTTAACAACTTCTTCTGGGGTCTGGGCATATTTATCGTACAGGGTGAAAAATTCTTCTATTGACGCCGAAGTACCGTCGTCAAGGAAAGCGTAACGCAGACCATTTTCGTGGTCATAATATGGCAAATTGAGAAAGTTACCCACATCGCCACGATCTAAGTGCAATTTGACTTGCTTTGGAAATATCTCGCTCTCTCCATATCCGAGAGCCGCGGACATATTTTGCAGGCTCTTCTGCATGTCCTTCGCTTCGACCCACTCCTTCGAAAACAGGAAGCAATGCGCCCCGCCGGACTTAGAACGGCAGACGACCAGCGGCAATTTCATGCGCCGGATTTTTTCGATAAGTAGTTTGTGATCGAGTGGATACTGATCGATGTCGATACAGCCCCACTTGCACATGTTGTCTTCGTTGATTGGAATGATGCCAAGACCATTCCCTTTGCCCGATAAATGGTTTTCCCACAGTTTCGTGGTGCGCGGTTCGCGTAACACGCCCGCTTTACCTTTAGCCTTACCGTTGGCTCCAGTGTTCTCTATCTTGAAGTAACCATAGGCTTCCTTCAAACCATCAAAGATTGATGCAAATTTTTCTAACGACATTGTTGCCCCCTACGGAAAAAAAACGCCGGAGCTGATGCACAGCCCCGGCGCACTGACGATTAAAACGGTGTGTCGCCGCCTACGGTATCGTCGTCCGTATGTTTAACAACAACATCTCCAGCCGTGATGCTGTCAGCAAACCCCTTTGCACGGGTGTACAAAGATGCTTCTGTGATGGGGCCGTCCAGCGACATCTCCCAGCCATGCCAAGAGCCTTTGGAGTTTTCTTCACCAATGGTCTTGAGGTGGTAGATATGCGAGAAGCGAGGCGGGGTGAACGGGCCGTTCTTACCCTGCATCTGGCGGGAAGCCATCATGCTATTCCATTTACGCGACTTTTTGAGCTGCGTAGACTTCATAGCAATCAGCGCGGTTTCCGCCGACCCATCTTCTTTGATGATAATCACAAAATGCTGGTGCGTTTCCTCGATGTAGTCGCCATCTCCTCCAACAACATATTCTTTGTTGTCTTCGGGTGAACGCTCCGTCTTGGGACGCTGATCTTGTGGCTCGTAAATTGCCACGGGCGCACCGCTTCCGCTGCCACGCGGAGCCCACTGAATAAACCGACGCTGGTAGGCACATGGGACAACCCGAATGCCTGTTTTACCTTTGACGATTTCACCAGTCACGGTGTTATAAATGTCGCCCTTACGAGCCTCTTCGTTTTCGTCCAACACAGGGTCATTACCTGACAGAACTTTCAGGAACGGAAGAGCCATGTCCTCCTGTCCCATGTTCTCCATGCCACGGCCTGCGTCGGCTTCAAACATAGATGGATCGAATTCCGCGATTGCGGTGTTTTGCTTAGTAGCTACTGCTTTAGTATCGGCCATGATTATTTACCTTTCTTGATGACTGCACGTTGACCAACCCACGCTCCGAAAAGCTCCATAGGAAAGTCTTCCCCTTCTTCGACGCGTTCCTTGACGAAAGCGCGTAGCGTCTGCGGATGAATTTCTGTCTTTTGCTCGGGAACGTACCCTTGTTGCTGCGCGAACGCCGCAAACGAGCTTGCGAGATCGTCCTCTCCTCGTCCAAACTGGCACAAGACAGTATTCTTGATAATGTCATCGTACCCATGGTCTCGAAGCCACTCGTAGGCTTGAGGACGGTTATTTACGAGGATTGAAGCCCCGTAAGTTTGTTTAACTTCGACTTGTGAACCGTCGTCGAGGCTAAACGAAGAAATGCCAATCTCTGCAAGCATGGCTGGCATATCTTCATCCGTGAGCTTCAGAAGAGACTTCTTCTCATCTTTGAGAGTTTCCTCTAAAGATTTGATACGGTCTTCTTTGTCTCGGATTTGGCGGGCCAACGCAGCCACCGAAGTGAGCCCTTGTTGGTCTAGTTTTTCGACCGATGTTGCAAGCGTGTTTTCGAAATCCTGCTCCATCATTTTTGCGAGTTCATCACTCATCGTCTGTCTCCTTTCGTGGTTAAAGGCACCTTTCGGGCCTTGACAAATGTAGATAATATCTTATACTCGTGTCTTGTCAAGCAGTATTTTCAACGGGGATAAAAATGCACGGATTTGAGTTTAAGACCACGCCGTATGACCATCAGCGCAGAGCGTTGTCTGACTCGTGGGCCGCGGAATATTACGCGCTGTTCATGGAGATGGGGACGGGCAAGTCGAAGGTCGCCGTAGACAACATGGCCATCTTATATGAGATGGGGAAGATCAACTCCGCGCTTATTGTTGCGCCCAAGGGGGTCTACGACAACTGGGTCAAGGGCGAGATACCGGTGCATTTGCCAGATCGCATTGACCGTCGCGTGTTGCGCTGGACCCCTGTCCGTACCAAGCGGTTTGAAGAAGAATTGATCGACATGATTACGTCGAAGGAAAAGTACCTGAAGATTTTTGTGATGAACGTCGAGGCGTTCTCCACGCCGCGTGGGACAGAGGCCGCAGAAGCGTTTTTGTTCCAAAACCCAGACAACATGATTATCGTCGACGAAAGCACGACCATCAAAAACCGCAAGGCGCAGCGTACTAAAAACATCGTGAAGTTGCGCGACCGAGCGAAGTATCGTCGCAT